GCGTGGTTGTGGTCGTGGACGCGATGGAGAGCTGCCCCATCCATCCGCCGAGGGTGCGGTAGCAGCGACGCCCGACCTTCTCGCCGAGGCCCATCAGGCCGCGGTCGAACTCCTTCATGGCGTCGATGAGGCTGTCGCTCTTCTTCTCGGTGGCGAAGAGTAGCTCGTGGTCAACGCGGATGCGCTGGTACTGCTTCTTCCGGGTGAGGATGAAGTCTTCGTACTGCGAATCGGTTCCGTCCGTCATCGCCTCTTCGAAGCCGGCAGATGCACCGTTCGGATGGGCGAACTCGACGACCTGAATGCAGCGGCGCCCGCCGATGTTCTTGGCGCGCTCCTTCTTCACGACCGCGAAAAGGGGGTTCTCGCCGAAGCTTTGCTTGGCGATTTCTTCGTCATTGTATACGTCTTTTAGGACTGCGTCTTGATTGGCAACGGTATGAGCCACGGTAGTTCTCCTGGGTACTTAGGTGGGCACCGCAAGTCAGCTGCTGGCCGAAGATCCGAGGTGCTTGGCGATCATGGCTCGTCGACGGGCCTCCTCGCTCGCGTACTTCGGCTTCTCGGCCGGTGCTGCTGGCTTCTTCACCGGCGGAGTGGCGGGTGCCACGCTCGCGCTTGCGTTCGTGATGGATCGGACCCCGTGACTACGGTCCGCGCCCGCTGAGGGGCTAGCCTTCTCGCTCGCTTGCTGTGTGCTCGGTGCTGCGGTGCTGGGTTGACGTGCCTTGCCGAGCTTGTCGGCGAGGGCTTGGTAACGGGATTCGAGCTTCGCCGCGGCTGCGGCGATCAGCTGTTCGTTGGGGGACTTCGCATCGAGTTCTCCCGCGTTGATGGCGCGGCCGATCTCGTCGAAGATGAGGACTTCCGCGCTGACGCCTTCGATGTCGGCAGCAACGGTGGAGAGCAGTGGGAAGGTGTCGGCAGGCGCCTTGCCGGTGGCATCCTTCGTCGAGAG